TGAGCAAGGTCTGTCAGCTTGCTCGTGTCGAAAAAGTGTTAAAAAGTGTCCAAGCCACTAAAAACCTATATCCATTTTATTTTTAGTGTTTTGACAGACAATAGCTGGCAAGAGGAATCGAACCCCTTGAGCAACCACTCCAGCCAGATATAGTGAAATCGTTATCGGGGATATTCCCCTTTCGTTTTTTGAAATAATACAAGAATTAATTAGGTGAATTATGGAGATTTCTGACCTATATCTATTTGCAGGCATAGAGCCTTGAATAATCACGCCACCAGTAAGACGCTTTAGATTTGTGAATAATAAATAAAGGAATACCTACTTTCTATGTTTTAGATTTACTGGATTTTGGTGGCATCCACGACCAGTCACGCTTCAGCTTGATTTGAATGAAAAAAATAAAGGATTCCTCGATTCTATATTTAGATTGACTGGTAATAGCTAGCAAGGGAGTCGAACCCTCGTAAACCGTTCTAGCTACACGCCTAATGCATAGGCTTTATATAAGGCTTTTCTGACCGTGGTCTTCTCACGTCCTACCCTGCCTTTAGTTCTATATTTAAGAATGATGCGATCAACTTCATTGTCCAATCTCTCGCTCCATTCGTAGTTATTGAAGACATAATCAATAATTTCGCTGAATAACTCTCGTGAAAGTAACCCTTCCATTTGGATTGCCTTCAACGGAGTTAGAGCAGCTTTTTCCGCATAGCACAGATTGAGGGCGTTTTGGGTTCTGTTAGCATTTTTCTGGTCGCAGTCCTTAACGTCTCTAATATAGCTATTTAGGTTGTTAGGGTGTTCCTTGCGTAGTTCTTCAACTTCCTCTTGGAAACGCTTGAATAGCCCCTCTGGCAGTCCTGCGTTGATTTTATCCAACACTGGTTTAGTGTTTTTCCCTCTCGTATAATTAGTAGACAGATAATCTTGAAGGTCGTCGAATAATTCATCAGAAATGATGCCTTCTAGTCTGTCGACAGTCGCTGGCGATATCCTCGCACGCTCAACAACCGCACTGTTAAACGCTTGATAAATGATGCGGGCTTGCAATTCACTGCATTGTTTCACATCTTGGAAAAACTGCTTATAAGAGCCCTTTTTGTGTGCTTTTCTAAGCTCTGCATGTTCATCAACCAGTCTCTGATACAGCTCTGGTGTCAGTCCGGAATATTTGTATCTCACGCTCATGAGCCACGTCCTCTTAAATAGCTGGGAATATCATCCCCGACATTAACGCTGTCGTATTGTTCCTTGCTCACTAAAAATTTACCATAAGCCCCACAATCGATCGTGTAGAGCTTACCAACCATAGATTTGCCGGTTACCTTGCCGTGTAATTCAACGGCATTATCCGCCTTATGGATTACCACGGTCTCGATAGGTCTATTAACAACCCGTAGGATAGTAGTCACGTTAATGGCTAGTGAGACTAGCAGTAGAATCGTTGCTATCGTTAAATCTTTATGTTTCACTCATAAACTCCTTATATACTTTTTCGAAAATCTCACAAACCAGACTTTGAGGAATGTTTGACCTCTCATTATAAGATTTCGTCCAATCTTGAAATTTGATGTCATTTGATTTCTTTTCGTTTTTTAAATTCAGTTCAATATTCCCAGAAAATCTAGTTGGTTTAGAAATCGGATAATCATCATAATTGTTGTATCTTGCATGATTTTCAAATGGGATTTCGAAACCTAGCACTCTCTCGATGTATTGCCAAATTCTGCCATGAGCTGGATTCTCTATGATCCAATATTTGGGTTTGTATCGTTTAATGATTTCAACGGTATTGAACACACACAATTCACCATTAATGCGTTTCATAAGTTGTTTATTTGGATAATATTGATATCGGTCATAATCTCTATGATCACGAACGGTGAAAACTGTATACATTCTTGAATTACGATATTTAACACCTCGTAAGCGATGTAGCTCGTTGATTGCTTCATTCTTGTTATTGAAAATATGCTCACTGTCTGGCATATTGTCGTAGTACACGATAACTTTATATTTCATAGCTTTACTAATCTCCTTCCGTTTTCACTGGTTCTACGAGCGTATACTGGCGTCCCGTAGTGACTAACACTATTTACTGACGCACCCAATTGTTCAGCGATTTCACGTTTGGTACCCATCGCCAGTAATTCCTCACCTTTGTATAAGGCATATTCCTTTACTTGCATAATTCGACCATCTTTCTTAATAATTCTTCGTCCGGTAACTGCTCTAGTGTTAGAATCTGATTGAGCTTCTTAACGTCGATGCCCAACTTAATGCTGATAAGTTCCATGTCCTTGCGGTTAGACCGAAACCATCTTGAAAACTCTTGGGTCTGATCTAATACGCTTGTATGCCCATAGTTGCCCGGCGCATACACACCAACTAGCTTGTCTTTATATTTGCTATTCATTCAAGCTCCTTGATTTCAAATTCAATGCGTGGGTTAGGACTGTACTTCTTGCGAGCTCTTAAATCGCAAACAATACTGTCATCCGTCCAGACGATACCCTTCTTATCCACTTTGTTGTAACCAGCGTTTGAAATGCTGTCAAAGAGTGCTTTGACAAGATTATCAACGTCTGGAATTTTCGCATGCCAAAGCATTTCAGCCATGAATTTCTTGAATGTATCCCACGTTTTAGCTCTAGCCTTTGGCGTAGGTTTTTTAGATACATTCAGCGGTGCCTTCATGTAAAAAACGACATCTACTGAAATCGGACCGTCAAAGAATTGCCCATCATATTCTTGTTCGATAAGTTGGGAACATTGACGACGCCATGCCTTCATTTTGGGGTCTTCATAGGTTCCAAACTTGCTGAATCGTGGCCTTGTTTGTGGTTTAGGCTCGATGTTTAAAATCATTTTCATGTTTTCACCAAATTAGAAGGGTAAATCGTCACTAGTGATGTCCATTGGGTTACTGTTCCCGTATGGGCTACTGTCCCTTGCAAAGTTTGGACCTTGCTGTTGCGGTGCTTGCTGACCGTATGGCCCAACATAGCCGTTATCATTGCCAAACGCTCCCGATGTATTCCCTTGAGTAGCATTGCTACCTTCACGCGCCGCACGGCTTTCCAACATTTGGAAGTTCTCAGCGACAACCTCAGTCACATACACTTTTTGACCTTGCTGATTCTCGTAGCTGCGGGTCTGGATGCGTCCAGTAATTCCAATCAATGCGCCTTTTTTAGCCCAATTAGCCAAATTTTCAGCTTGCTGGCGCCAGATAACACAGTTAATAAAGTCGGTTTCACGTTCGCCGTTAGCGTCCTTGAAGTTACGGTTAACCGCAAGGCTGAAAGATGCTACTGCGATATTGTTCCCTGTATATTTAAGTTCGGGGTCACGGGTTAGGCGACCAACAAGACAGACTGAGTTCATCATGTTTCTTATCTCCTTTTTTAGTCCATTCCTTCATAAAAACTCTTTCCAAGTTGTTCTTCGAAATCTTTGTCATCAATAGACAACTTGGCTAATTCTGTTATCATTGTGATTTTAGTTTGTCGACATGGATAGTATCCGTATTTAGCATATTTCATCATTCTGTTAAATGTGCTCACTGGATATGGTAAATCGTCATCAATAACTAGACGCTTTGTGTGCAAGTGCTCGAAGAAATCTTCTTGGAATGCCACTTCATAAACTGCCAGATACTCATCTTCGTCAACGTTGTCGTAATTTTTGTAATAAGCGAATTTTGTTATCGTGAAATCAAAATCTGAAATCATGTCTTTCGGTTTCCCGAAGGTCTTTCTGATTAGCTCTACTCTGACTTTTTCTTTGATGAAATAAACCGCCCAAACATTTTTATTTTCGTAAGAAAATCTTATTTCACTAGCCTTTTCTTCCATCTGTTTTTTGAAATATTTTTGAGCGTCCTTAAAATCTGCTTCACATTCAAAGAACATGTCAATGTCATTGACTCGCTCATTATTGAAGATGTTTTTAAAACAACCGCCTGCAATATACCCTTTGTGCCCGATTAAGAATTTATCTAACCACCAAATTTGTCGATAATTATATACATCCCTTACAACTATGCTCATCGCTTACCTCATTTCAGAATTTCGTAGTTTACAAAGTTATCATCGAGCAATTTAGCGAATTGATACCATTGTTGTTCCCCACCATGGAATGTAAGTGAAAGATTGACCTTGTACGGTTCAGCGGGTTTGCTAGGCACTTCCTCGACTGGTTTGACGTCTTCGATAACCTCACCAGTTTCAGCATTGACTGCCTTGATTTCCTCACTAGCTGACTGTTTAGCCATTGCTTCAATTTCTGCTAGGCGTGCCGCTTCTGCTTTCGCTTTGGCTTCTGCTTGCTGCTTACGCTCTACGGCTGCATCACGGTCTTTCTTCATTTGCTTCAAGATTTCAACTAGAGGTGTGTCATTCTGCAATGCTCTAGTGTATGGTTCAGCTGGTAACTCATAGTCAAGGGCTTGTTCCTCAATCATGCCCACGTTAGACTTGTATTCTTCCAGTCGGTCATACTCAGCCAAAACAAGAGCGTCGATTTCTTCGATGGTTTCTTTTTTGAGTTCCATCTTCTTGTCTTTGAAATACTTCTTCAAAGAATAGCCGTCATACTTGTCCTTAAACGTGTCTTTATCTAGCCCGGCAAGTTCGCACTTTTCTTCAAACACTGATCTAACGTGGTCAACTCGGAGCAGTGCTTGGTGATTGTCAATTTCATCACGTTTTGCACGTAGATTGTTAAGAAGTGCCTTCAACGGATTCAGTGAGGTTTTTAGGTTAGATTCAAACTCGGTGAGCGGGTCTTTGTAGATTCTGCCGATTCCCTTACGCTTGTCATCAAGTTTGTCAATAAGACCTTTATAGCGAGTGATTTCTTTCTTGATATCGTTGTATTCCAAGCTCTCCAGTTGTTCGTCTGATAACTCGCTAACTGCCGCTTGGATAGCTTTGTCAAATGCTTCAAAATCGAAATTAATTGTTCCCGGTGTATATACTGGCTCGATTGTTTCCAAAAAATTATTAGTTACATCCTTCATGTCTTATCCCTTCCGATTGTTAATTTGCGTTTGAATGTCGTTGCTTACCACGTTAAAACCTGCCACTAGCAACTCATGGAAGTCATTGAGCTTGTACTTCTTCAAGTAGTAATTAGCTACTGTTTCGGTTGCTTGACCAGTAATTAGAGCTAGCTCATTGATTTGCTGCATGATTAGGTCATGTTGCTCGTTGCTGATGAAGTTAGGTTGTTGATCGTTCCTTGATTCGTAGTGTGCTTGTTGCGGTTGCTGATTTTGATGTGGTTGAGGGTTGTGAGGTTGGTTTGGTCTCAAACTTTCCTCTGCCACTTCAAAATGGTCCACATCTTCCTCACCGATTGCAAATAGTGCTTGCAAGGCGTACTTGCCGGCGTATGATTGTACGGCTCCTACCCACTGCGGTTCATTCATTTGTTTTAAATCGCCGTTGCGGGTCTTCAAAATCGGTACGGGAGACAATTCTGCGAACGCTACTGCTTGCTCTTTCTCCTCTCGGTTAGATGCCGTTGCAATAGCCTTGATAAAAGTCTTGCCAGAAAATTCGACTAGATCATAGTTGACTACAACGCTCCAATTTGATTTCAAACTTTTAAAAACGTTGTAAATGTCCTCAGCGTGCCTTGAAGCGTACTTGGCAGTCCCTTCTTTCTTTTTTTTAAGCTGCATTCGTTGTTGCAACTCTGTGAATGCCATTTCTTCCATGTCATATCCTTTTTATATGCCCCTAATTCTCAAATTTTGGGGGTTATTTACCGTTTATCTAGTGTAATTGTGCCACTAGATTATTTAGGACGGTTACAAGCGATTTTAGAGCCATTTCTTGCCCTTTGACTTTTTTAGGTGCCATAGCTCCCTTTTGAGCTTGGTGTTCTCTTGGGCTAGTGACAAGATTCTGTCTTGCTGACTGTTGATAATCTCGCCCAGCTCACGACCTAAATTCATGTACTTGTTCCGCCAACGGTTTTCGACCTCGTATGTTTCTCGTTCCATGTTTAATGCCTGCCCTCCCACCACTTCATGTTCTGTTAGTTCGTCAATAAGTTTAGGAGCGCTCCAATCCTATCCTCCATGGATTCTTCACGCTCCGTGCGTTCAAAGTCCGAGCCGTCAAGTTTAGTTACGTTGTATTCAACTTCTACGATAAGCACTTCGCAGCCAAACGCTTCAGCAAGCTTGTCAATGCCAGCTTTTTGTTTTTCGTATGGTTCAAATGGTAGCTGTAACGCTTTCCAAGGTCTGTCGTCAAAAGTCGCTGTAAACGCTATGTTCCCTTTGTCTTTATAGCTCATAAGAAATCCATCTTTTTCAGCGCTGTAGAATACGATGTTTTTATTGTTTTCTTTCATGGTTGTTATTCCTCACATTCGTTGTGCTTCTTAAAGCTTAATGTCAAACTCGCGATACCTGCTGCGATAACCACAAGACCAAGAGTTGACATGATACCTTCTTTTTCACCAGTATTCGGAAGAGTCCCACCGTAAACTGGCGTATTTGCCACCTCTTTTGGCTCAGAATCGAGCTTATAAGATACTGTGGTAGATTGTGCCACTTTGTTATTAGGACGCTCTACGCTCGTTTTAGGGGCTTTTTCTGGCGTGCTAGGTTTTTCTGGTGTTGGTTTTTCTGGCTCTACTGGAATTTCCAATTCTGGCAAGTCCAAAACTGGTGCATCAAATGGTACGACACCTCCAGACCATTCTGGCTTATCAATGCTAGGTGCATCGAATGGAGTAGTTCCGCCATGCCATTCAGGAATCTCTACGACTGGTGCTGGTGGCATGAGTGGGATATCGTTGATATCAATTGAAGGCTTATCGTAAACCGGGGCATCGTTTGGTACTACGCCGCCTTCAAATTCCGGTTTTTCATATTTAGGGGCGTCGTTAGGAACCGTGCCGATAGGTTCGTTATATTCCGGCAATTCACGGACTTCAGGGATTCCGGGGATGCCACCCTCAAATTCCGGGATGTCAACTTTTGGAGCTTCACGAGGAATTTCAAACGTTGGCTCCGGTTTGTTTTCACCGCTTGCATCACCTTTACCTCCGACAAGCTGAATTTTTTGGTATGCAACAGAACCATCATTTTCAGCTTTAAGCTCAATTTTATTTGTGGGATTAGTTGAGTCCTTAACAGCATTTACAAGCTTAGTCTTGTAGTACAAGTAAATCATGTGGTCTAGTCTATCCATTTTGATTTCAAAGCCATGCTCTGATTTTGAGATAGACTTAACTAAGTCCATAGCTGACCCTTTGTCAACCCAAGGGTCTAGGCTTTCAATGTTCTTAATTTCAAAGTAGTTATCAACCAACTTTTGATTATCGCTCATGGTATCAATGATTGATACATAGTTTAGTACACGTTTTGCATAGTTAATTCGTGCTGTCCAATTGATCACTGTTGGGTCTTCTTTGTCTTGGAATCCCCATTTAGCGATAAGTTCATCTTTACCAATGACTTGCTCTGAACCTACATTTACTGTTACCACAGTACCGTTAAAGTTGACATTTACTGGCTTGCCTGCCACAACTTTATCTGTCCAACTTGCATCAAGTTTTAGACTCATGCTCTTATTTAGAGGATGCGTCTTAAAGTAGTCATTGAATACAGTAGTCACTTTGTTAGAAGTTGCGTCTGCTGTAGCTTTACCAACTACTGCTTTTTCAGGGTTATGTACATCAAACTCGTAAGAGGTTTGGAATTTCACTTCTTCGGGCAAGTCAAAAGTAACCTTGTCACCCTCATTAACCGGCACGTCGTCTGGAATTTGAATATCTTTGTATTCAACTTCAAACGGGCTATATTTACCATTACCATTCGGGAAAGTCACTTCAACGTTAGGGTTGTTAACTGTGATAGTTGTATCTTCTTTAACAACGCTTGTAGGTGCCGCTGGGGTTTCAGCTGGTTGAGCTACTTCTGTAGTTGTTGCTGGTGCTTCTGTCACTGGTGCTGTTTCAGCTGCAACCGCTGGTGTTTCCAGTGCCACTGTTTCAGACGGTGTCACTGTAATGTTGCCGCCGTTATCAGCGGTGTAGACGTTAGCTGCAGTTGGTTGTGTGTCCGCCACTGGTTGAGTGGTTTCGTCTGCTGATACTGTGCCAGACCCAATCAATAAAGCTGTAGCAATGGCAAGTGTGCCACACAATCCAAATGCTTTGCTTTTAGTGAATCCAGTTTTTGCGACTGTTTGAGTGTTAAAAGATTTCATGGTATAATCTCCTTGGTGTATTTTTCTTGCATGGGCCCTAACCCATG